ATAAAATATTATGAAAATAGTAATAAAGAATGTGATACCAATTCTATAAATAATAATGAATTTCCATCATTTATAAGTAATGATTTAAAATACTTTGAACAATTAAAAAAAGAAAATAATGAAGAAGATAAAGTATTATCAAGTAAGGCAATAAATGTATATAGTAAATATGGCAATTAATCGTGATATTAATATTTTAATATTTATTAATATTAATAAATGAGTAAAAATAATACTTGTTGTAATCATTCATATCCAGGACATTTTTCATCAGTAAATTGCGTTCCTCGACAAGTTGAAAATATAAAATGTTATGAATTATTTAAAAAAAATGATAGTTGTAATTCTTGTTATGAAAAAGGGTTTTATAAATCAAGTTATTATGAAAAAGGGTTTTATAAATCAAATAACTCATTTTTTTCTATAAAAAATACTGCTATAAAAAAATGCAATTGTTCATAATATAAAATATAAAATATTACTAAATAATATAAAAATAATTAATATTATTTAGTATTATTTAGTAATATTTAGTATTATTTAGTAATATTTAGTAATATTAATTATGGCAGTTTCATCTATAACATCATTATCATTAACAGGAAAACAAAAAATTAATCCAATATCATTAACAGGAAAATCATTATATAGTAATTTATCTTCTTCAACACCATATAATATAAAAATAAAACGCATTATTTTTGATCGGTTTATAACACCAATTTTATCAAAAAATTGGAAAATTTTAAGAGAAAATGTGTTCCAAATCAATGAAATTATTAAAAGGTTAGATAAATATTACCAGAACACAAATGATGAAACAATGATTGTATATAAATATATGTTAACTATTATAAAAACTTCTATTGACTTAAATGAAGAATTGGATGATTTAGAAAATAAAATATTTCAAAATGATACAGATGTTGCAAAAATGATTGTTAAGGTTCCGCGTATTCGGTTAAGACCAGAATTAGAACTATATAATTTAATTATTGGCAAACCTGATAAAAACGCGTATAATAAAAAAATTGTAGATTATATATCTTCATTATTAAAAAAAGAATATATTACTTATAATGAATTATCTGATAAACTAAAAGAATTATAATCAAATTTAGGAAAAATATATGTTCATTTCATTTAATTTAATTTAATTTAATTTAATTTAGAAAAAAATAATATTATAATATAATATAATATAATATAATATAATATAATATAATATAATATGTCTACACCAGTATCAGAGAATCCTTCATTATTAGAAACAATCAATCCTCTTGCACGGGTATATACCCAAGATGAGACATATGCTGGGTATGTAGTTGATGTTGCCGTAATACAACAAGATATGAATACTATTACAAACCCTGACGCATATAGAATTGAACTTAGTCCTGTATTTTGTTCATATGCTGGGTTTCAAACAATGTTTTACAGAGATGGTCAAAAGTTCCAACCTACAAAAAATATAAATAAGTATTTATCATCAAAAGATCTTCTTTTAAATAGTCAAAGAACAATTTCATTGTATGACCCTGATTGTGGAGATTGTGGTTTAGATTTAGATGGTTCTTTTAATTTATTAAAAACACTACTTATTACATATGAAAAAGATTTAGGAATTGCGAGTGAATGCTGGGATACATGTTCTTTAATGGAATTTAATAGTACAGTAAGTGCGATTAAAAGTTTAACTGATATAACTGGTAATTGTGGAACTGGCATTAAATGTTCAATTACATTAAATGAATTTTTTGAACAATTGCGAACACAGGGATTAGAAATAGATACTGCTAGTCATAAATTACCGCTAGACCCCTCTGGGAATTTAGGTGTTTATCCAGGGTTAGTAACTGCTGTTATTACCGCGAATTTTCATAGCACAACTCCAGGTGTAAAAGATGTTATAGTAAAATGGCCTTTTGTTATTAATTTTACTTCATATACTAATGAAGATGCTGATGCTCAGACAGATGGTACTGGTGGAAATTATCCAGTATATTATTATATTGAAAATGTAAGTGGACAATATCGTTCTAATGATTTAAGTTATAGCACTGTTGATTTTAGTGGAAATGGGTATTCAAAAGCAAAAGAAGAGACTGCGATTTTACCAGCATATAATAGATATACAGCAACACAATTTTCAAAAATTTATTATGGTAATTAAATGAATAAATGAATAAATGAATAAATGAATAAATGAATAAATGAATAAATTAATACTATGAAATTATTAATTTATTAAATTATAGTATAACTTATAGTATAACTTATAGTATAACTTATAATGGAACAAATAACAACTCTTTATTATAATGATACTTCTTCTTATACAATTACAGGGATTTTAGATAAAACATTAACAAAACTAGATATTTCAAATAATGCTAGTTCAGTATCAAAAACAATTACCGATATAAGCGGCGTTACTATCGGCACTAATGTTATTAAATTAGCGGATGAAGTATTTAATGGATGTTCAAATTTAAATAATATTACGATTTATAATACCGATATTATTACACATATAGGTAATGATATATTCCAAGATATTTGTGGAAACAATGGTGTTTATAAGTTTTATTCAAATAATAATTATTATACTTCGAATATTTTACAATTAATTTCATTATTGCCGGTTGATATTACAACTGGTACAACAAATTGGGTTAATGGGTTAGACCATAGTTATAATTACTATAGCGATTTTTCGGTATTATGTGATGACTTATCCTTAGAAACAGATAATACCCAATATTATTATTTTAAACCAATAGATATATCATATCAGGATTTTCATAGTTTATTTTTTACAAATAATGGATATTTTACATTAAATAAATTTAATAATAATCCGAAGCATACCATATCTACAAGTGATTTTAAAAGATACACAACTATAAACTCACAGGAAGAGTATGTATATTTATATGGTGATACGTCTTATAATATTCCATTTAATCTATATTCAAAAATAAACACTCATTATCAGTTTTATATTCCAAGACAATGTTGGAATGTTTCTTCGACAATTGAAATGAATAGAAAAATAAGTAAATTAAAAACAATATTTGATTTTAATTGTAATACTAATTGTAATACTAATTGTAATACTAATTGTAATACTAATTGTAATACTAATTGTAATACTAATTGTAATACTAATTGTAATACTAACTCATGTTCTTATAAAAAAAATATAAAAGTAACTATTAATGATTTTTTTAATATGTTTGAGGCACAAGGTATAGAAATGGCAACTGATAATTCATATAATTCTATTCCAAAACAAGCATTAGGATTACCAACTGATGCTGAAAATATAAAATATATTGCGATATTATCATTATTATTAAAAAGTAATAATTTAAATATAACAAATATTTGTTTTAAAATGCCTTATTTAATTAATTTTAGTGATTCATTGCCTATTAATTCTGACCCAAATACAAATAATTATAGATATAATCCGTATTATACTGGATAATAGTTAAAAAATATCGAAGAAGATTTTATTATTAAAGTAATGGTAATTTAATATCAATTACAGGTGTAATATTTTATCACAAATAACAAATACAACAATAACTAATAATAGTATGGTAAATGCTACAACTAATACATATAATATAGTTGCTACTCAGTTTATTTACGGTTAATATAATTTATTAAATCAAATCAAATCAAATCAAATCAAATCAAATCAAATCAAATCAAATCAAATCAAATCAAATCAAATCAAATCAAATCAAATCAAATCAAATATATATTATGTTATTTTATATATTTAATTAAATAAAATAAAATATATATAAAATAATGAATCTTGATACAAATATAGATAATTATGATTTAGACGATATGGTTCGATTATTCAAAATATCAAATAATTTAAGTAATGAAAATATTAGTCGTATTAATGCGACCATGAATACATTAAATAGTTCTTTTTCTATAAATGAAGTAGAACCAGATGTATATTTTTTATTCAAAAAAATATTTATAATATTATCTTGTCTTCATAAATACCGCGAATTTCTAAAAATAAAGGTTAAAGATTATAATTTTAATAAAGAAGACGATAATAAATTAATTTTATTTGTAAAAAATACTTCTAATTATGAAAACACGAATGATGTTAGTTTTATTTTAAATAAAATGATTGAAAATGATCAAAAGAAAGAATTTGAAGAAAATAATAACGATAATATAATAAATACAGTTAATAAAAGTAATAATTTTTCATTTGATAATCCACAACCAGTAGTATTAGATCATGCTGTTCATAAAATATTAAATACATTTGAAAATAAATTGGTTTCTGGTGAAATAAATTCAATAAAAAGAATTACAAAATTAGTAAATGTTCATATTGATAGTTGTTTTCGTGATAAATATTATAATACGAATCCGTGTAATTTTATTTATGCTTTGCCGAAACAGTTTAAAAATGTAGTTTCATTGAAACTGGCATCGATTGAAATACCTAATTCATGGTTTTTATTTTCGCATATTAAAAAAAATAATACATTTGTTATTGAGATTACCGTTTGTAATAAATGTAGTATTTATAATATAGTAATTCCAGATGGTAATTATAATAATGAAACTCTTGTATCTTTTTTAAATATGAAATACTTTTATCAAACCGATAATGATTATCCATTAAAACATATTAAATTTTCTATTAATGAACATACGAATAGAACACAATTTGAAATAATAGAAGGAACACCTGATGATTTTGTATTTTCTTTACATTTTACAGATGAAAAAACAGAAAATATGTTAGAAACAGTTGGATGGATATTGGGGTTTAGATTGGCAAGATATTTAAAAATAGATGATTATTTAATGTCAGAAGGGTTATTTGATGCTGGTGGTGACAGATACATTTATTTAACTGTTAATGATTATCAGTATAATTATAATGAAACAAATGTAATTTGTTTTGATAAATCAAGTATAGAAGAACATACTTTGGCAAAAATACCTATGGTAAATGGTAAATTATCATTAGTCATTGATGAAAATAATAAAAATCCGTTGGTTAAGATAAGACAATATAATGGACCAGTTAATTTAAATAAATTTGAAATTAAAATATTAGATAAATATGGAAATATTATTGATTTAAATTTCATGGATTTTAGTTTTTCTTTAGAATTAGAAACATTATATGAGAGAAATAATATAATTTAGTATA